GTCACACCTCACTTGAATCTCAAGGATATCCCAATGGTCGTGGTCAACCACACCTATATGGAAATTGGTATGTTCCCCAAGGCAATCGTAGGCGGTGGTACTGGTTCCTACTATTCGGCTGACAATATCTTTATTATTGGTCGTCAGCAAGAAAAGGATGGCACTGAACTTGTCGGATACAGCTTCATCATTAATGTTGAAAAATCACGCTATGTCCGCGAGAAAGCTAAGATTCCAGTAACTGTTAAGTTTGATGGTGGCATCAGCAAGTGGTCTGGTCTTCTTGAAATTGCACTAGAATCTGGTCATGTTGTAAAACCTACCAATGGCTGGTATTCTAAGGTCAATATGGAAACTGGTGAAGTTGAAGCCAAGAAGTGTCGTCTGGCAGATACAGACACTGCTGATTTTTGGGATTCTATTTTGGAAAACAAGTCGTTTAAAGAGTGGGTTCGTGGTAAGTATCAGTTTGCCAAAACAGACTCAAATGTTCCTACTGCAGCTGCGGTAGATGTGGAGCAAGAAGATGAATAAATTGTTTCAGTCACTATTAGATAAACTTCAGTCTAAGTATAGAAATTTCAAATATACTGAAGGCAAATATTTCAAGGTAGCTGCACCCAGTAATGAGGAAGATATTCTTCAAATAGAGTTGCTTAGAGGAAAGTTTAAGGGTATAATATACTCCTATGGTCCTATCAAGATGAATGAGGATCTGGGTTATAAAGGTAAGCAGGCATCGTTCGATGTTAATATCTCTAATTTAGATCTAAGTGAAAAACAAAAAACCGATTATATGCAAGACACTAAATTTTGCATCATAGTTGGACAAATACTTCTTGTAATCCTTGAAAAGGCGCTTGCTTCCCAGGTCGAGAAATACTACAGAGAGAATTTAAATGAAGAAAATAGAGAAGATTATTTTGAAGAACCTGTTCCTAGAAGAACAGTTCGTTCGAAAAACTCTACCGTATCTGAAGAGCGAGTACCTGCAAGAAAGAAGTGAAAAGATCCTCTTTGAGGAAATTCAAAAGTACGTTCTAAAGTACAATCTCCTCCCAAGTCATGAAGCGATTCAGGTTGAACTAGAAAGTCGTGAAGGTCTGTTCGAAGAAGATTATAAGAAGTGTTCAGATCTAATTGAAGAATTGCGACTAAACAAAGAGGTGAGTCAGTCTGAGTGGCTCACCGAACAGACTGAGAAATTCTGTCAAGAAAAAGCACTACACAATGCTATCCTAGAATCGATTCAGATTCTAGACGGAAAGACAAAGACTGATAAGACTAAGGGTTCTATCCCGCAAATCTTATCAGATGCTTTGTCTATTTCGTTTGATCCTAATATCGGTCACGACTATATTGAAAATGCTGAACAGCGTTATGAATTTTATCATAAGGTTGAGAGCCGAGTTCCCTTTGACCTTGACTACTTTAATCGCATTACCAAAGGCGGATTGCCTCAAAAAACTTTGAATATTGCGCTGGCTGGTACTGGTGTGGGCAAATCTTTGTTCATGTGTCATATGGCTGCATCTTCTCTAGCTCAAAATCTGAACGTTCTCTATATCACCATGGAAATGGCTGAAGAAAAGATTGCTGAACGTATTGACGCAAACCTCCTTAATGTTAAACTTGAAGACCTTGGTAATCTTCCTAAAGATGTCTACGATCGTAAGATTGGTCGTCTCAAGGAGAATATTAAGGGTAAGTTAATCATTAAGGAGTATCCGACTGCATCAGCCAGTTCTATCCATTTCCGCAATCTTTTGAATGAACTTGCTCTAAAGAAACACTTTAAACCCAGTATCATCTTCATTGACTATCTTAATATTTGTGCATCGGCTCGTATCAAACACGGTGCCAATGTTAACAGCTATTCCTACATCAAGGCAATCGCTGAAGAACTGCGAGGTCTTGCAGTAGAGTTTAAGGTTCCGATTATGTCGGCGACTCAGACGACTCGTACTGGTTTCAGCAATACCGATCCTGGTCTTGAGGATACTTCTGAATCCTTCGGTCTACCTGCAACCGCTGATATGATGTTCGCCCTAATCTCTAGCGAGGAACTTGAAAGCCTCAATCAGATTATGGTGAAGCAGTTGAAGAATCGATATAATGACCCAACGCTAAATAAGAGGTTCGCTTTGGGTATCGATAGAAGCAAGATGAGACTTTATGATATTGAACAGAGCGCACAGAAGAATATCGTAGACTCTGGGCAAGATTTTAATGAACAGCCTAGAACTAGTAAATCTAAATTCAGTGGGCTAAAGGTGTGAGATGTCTAAAAATATTGGAGAAATAACAAGCTCAACTTTAGATGATCAAAATAAAACAATTGAGGCTATTATTGGAATTTTCGATAAAAATGACATTAAAGTCGAAAAGAAAGTTTCAAGATACCAATCTTCATATAAAGCACTTGAAGTTGCTACCAGTACGGATCTTAAACAATTTTTTAAAACATATAAGTTCACAGTAGAAATTCAAGATGTTTCGAGTGAGATTCAAAAGATAATCTCAGGAAAGTATACGCCAGTTATTGTGAGAATTAAATCTTCTCCAATAAAGACTTTAGATGGAAAAGAATTCTATTGTGTAAATACCTATACTGAAAAAGGTTCAATTAAAACTAAAGAACTATCACCATCTTCTCTTGGATTGAGTGTGAAATTTACCTCAGTCGATATGTACGATAGGACTGTAGAGTCCAGTGTTTTGAGATTAAAGATAGATGATCCCACTAAAAAGTTTATGCTTTCATTGTTCAACCAAGCTAAGGGAGGTAAAGTAGGAAATATATCATATGATAGTAAAACTATGGCTGCATATTCATTAGTTAAGCCACAAGATAGACAATCTATCGGTAAAGATTTTGGAGAAGTTATTTCTCTGCGTTGGGTCGTAAATCAGCCTGAGTATCAAAACTTTAAATATTTTTATTTTCAAGATAATTCAAATGCCCCATTAATTGATTATATTGTGGTTATGATTTTTGATGACAAAGAAATTAAGATGAATTTCTCTGCTAAGTTCGAGGCGGGTGCTGCGCCTTCATTAAAGGCGATTCTCGATTATATTCCGAAAGTCTATCCAAGTCCAACTCAAAAAGAAAAAAAGTATGTTGATAGTTTATTAAATTTAACTAAAACTTCAGGCACCACTAGTGACAATATTTTAGAATCAATTAAAAAAATAAAACATCCTGGATATGTTGAACTTGAACGTATCATAGGAAAGAAAAATTTATCGCTTGTTGATATATCAAATTATCTTGAGAAGAATATCCAAAAGAAATTTTCTACCACTGCAGAGAGAATACAAATATTCAAAGAACAATTTGCTTCTTTTTATGAAGTTATTAATAAAAAGGCAACCGACGATTCTTTAACTACTGTATTTAAAACTAACACCTACAAAGGTGCATATTCTTTAGTGATCTCTCCTTTAGGATATTCACTGGTAGATTACATGAATGATAATCCTATGTATAGAGAAATATTGAATAATATAGCAAAATCAATTCAAGTGCAGCAGGTTTATTTAGATTTTAATGCAAGTAGTATGAAATTTAAAATTAAGAAATTCTCTGATGCAGAATTCTCTTTCTCATACGGAGCAAATGCTAAAAATTCTAACAATACTGGAATTAAATTTAAAATGCAATTGAAGAATGAACGAACGCAGGAACTGGAAAAAAAATAAAGTAGTTAGAAACTATATAGAAACAGATAACGCAATAAAAGGTATCAAAATGGCATTTTTAGAGTACATAACAGAAGCAAGAGGCTCAGGTTACGACGATGAGCACGCAACTGCTCATTTGTGGAATCATGTCATTAATGCAAAAAATGCTAAAACTCTAATTGGTCATAAGAATTCCGACCAAATTAAAAATGAAATTGAAAAAGCCAGAGAGAATCCAAACCATCCATTGAATGTGCAAAATGCACCACATGCTGGACATACTGGTGGTAAGATTAACCACGACGCATATTACGCAGAGCTACAGCATGCAGCATCAACTGTACACTCGCTGGCTAACCATCCTTCATTTAAAAATGCAGTAAAGCTTAAACTAGAAGCAAAAGTTGCTGGCTCATCTAGAGCTAAAGTTTCTCCTCTATGGCAAAAGAATGGCGCAAAGAATGCAACTTCTAAAGCAGATATTGTAATTGGCTCAAGAGAAAGTGGTGAGCATCATCCAATTTCTCTAAAGAAAGGCGACTCTCAGCTAATGTCTGCACAGCCTGAAGAATTCGTTGCTACATATGACCATGCTACAAATGAACATATGAGAACAAATCCAAGCTTCACTCAAGCGCATAAGAATAAAATTATGAATGCAATTCGTGAAGTTGGAAAGCATATGCAAAAGATGAAAGGTAAAAAGCCAGCAGCTCAGGGTAAGCTCAGAGAAGAAGCTCAGGAAGTTGTTACTGCAATACATAAAGCTCATCCTGGGTTGTTGAAGCATGTTCACTTTGAAGCAGCAACAGGTCACGGTAAGTTTGGTTATGGTGAAGAAGGAACTGCGAGACATCTTGTAACTTCAATGCCTGATGGAGCTCACGTTCATGACACACTAACAGGACACGAACCAATTATTGCTGGTGTTCCCAGAATCGCTCTACCAAAGGGTGAAGGTCGTCCAGGAAATGCTAAGATTGACTATAAGGCAATGAGAGCCAAATAATAATGTGAGGTTGTATGACTATATTGGTGACTGGTGGCTGCGGATTTATCGGCAGCAACTTTATTCGTTATTTCTTAGAAAATAATAATGAAAAAGTAGTGAATATAGATGCATTGACTTATGCTGCTGATATGAATAATCTAGATGGTTATTTGTATGATGAGCGATACTTTATGCATAAAGGTGATATATGCGATAAAAACTTCGTTCGAAGAATGTTGAATCTATATAAGCCAAGAGCAATAATTCATTTTGCTGCAGAAAGCCATGTAGATCGTTCCATCAGAAATTCATTTCCATTTGTATCTACAAATGTTTTTGGAACAGTAAATCTACTAGAGGCGATCAGAGAAACAGATTACCCAATTAGGTTTTTACACATCTCTACTGATGAGGTATATGGATCGTTGAATGAATATGCTGCTCCATTCAAAGAAACAACTCCATACGATCCACGTTCTCCATATGCAGCATCTAAGGCTGCAGCCGACCATTTTGTTCAGGCATATTATGAGACTCATGGTCTAGATACTGTCATGACAAATTGCTCCAATAATTATGGACCACGACAGCACACAGAAAAATTAATTCCTACTGTAATTACCAAAGCACTCAGGCATGAAAAAGTTCCTGTTTATGGTAATGGTATGAACATCCGCGATTGGTTGTATGTTGACGATCATTGTTCTGCACTTTCTACTGTATTAGAAAAAGGTAAGTCGGGTCAAAAATATAATATTGGGGGAGATTCTCCACTACCTAATATTGAAGTCGTGAAAACTATTCTGCATAAGATGGGTTTAAATGTATCTAAGCATATTGATTTTGTAGAAGACCGAAAGGGGCATGACTTTAGATATGACATAGATAGTAGTAAGATTCAAGAAGAATTGGGGTGGAAACCCGAAGTTGACTTTGAAGAAGGCATTACAAAAACTATAGAATGGTATACTAAGAGGTTTCGTTGATGTTTAATTCGACCACGATTGAAAGAATATTTAATGCAGAAATTAAGACTGAACCATTTAATCACATCGTGATTGATGATTTCTTTACAGATAATTTTGCCTCTGCTCTAGAATTAGAATTTCCAGACTATGAAGACTCTCGTTTATATCGCTATGATAATCCAATTGAAGTCAAGCGCGCGATGAATCTTTGGGATAAATTTCCCAAGCTGACATATAATGCATTTTGGTTTCTTTGCAGCCCGCAATTCTCCGAGCTTCTATCAAAGAAAACTGGTTCAGATGTGTATGCTGATTATGGACTAAATGGTGGTGGCTGGCATATGCACGGCAACAAAGGTAAGTTGAATATCCATCAAGACTATTCACTACATCCTAAGATCCCATTTGAGCGTAAACTGAATATCATCATTTACCTGTCTAAGGATTGGAATCCTGAGTGGGGTGGTGGGCTTGAATTTTGGTCTCATGATGCAGAGAAAAATAAAGCCAAAGAAATGGTAAAGCGCATTGATGTAAAGTTCAATCGTGCAGTAATCTTCGACACAACACAAAACTCTTGGCATGGACTTCCTGGTGCAATAAATTGCCCAGATAATGTCTACAGAAAATCTTTAGCTGTTTATTATGTGCAAAAACCAAATGAAGATACTATGCAAAATAGAAGCAAGGCTTGGTATATGCCAACCGAAGAGCAGCAAAATGATCAATCTGTTCTAGATTTTATTGAAGTGAGAAAGCAAACTCTTCCGGGTGCAGTATGACAACTTGTAAAACACTGGGTATTATTTTAGCAGCTGGAAAATCTACAAGACTATACCCAGCAACTCTTGCAGCAACAAAGCAGCTGCTTCCAATTTATGATAAGCCATTAATCTATTATCCTCTGGCAACATTAATGTTAGCAGAAATTAAAGATATATTGATCATCACATCTCCTGGAGAAAAAGAAACTTTTGAAAGACTGTTTGATAAGTCAGATGTCTTTCTTGGGGTGAACATTAAGTTTGCTGCTCAAGAAGAATCTATTGGTATTGCTGACGCATTTAATATCGTCAAGAAAACATATGAAGAATCTGTATTAAAGACATATGATAATTTCTCTTTGATTCTTGGGGATAATATCTACTACGGATCTACTTTAACTGGTTCTCTTCTTGCAGCCAAGAAGAGAACTTATAATGCTAGTGTTTTTGCTCAACGTGTTGTTGACCCCGAAAGATTCGGTGTGATTGAAATAGAAAATCACATTCCAGTGAGGATTGTAGAGAAGCCTAAAAATCCAAAATCAAATTATGCAGTGACTGGACTATACTTCTATCCACCAGATGTATTTGAAAAGGTTGAAAACCTAAAGCCATCAGAAAGAGGTGAGTTGGAGATTACAGACTTGAACAATCTCTATCTCAAGGAAGGTAGATTGGATGTAGAAATAATGAAGCGAGGGATCTCTTGGTTTGATACTGGAACTGCGGATTCTATGCTTGAAGCTGCACACTTTGTACAAACTATCCAAAATAATCAGGGTATCCTAGTTAATTCTCCCCATGAAGTTGCATTTAGAAATACTTGGATAGATCCAGGAGAATTGAAACTGTTTGCCGAAAAGTGTTCTAAGACCCAGTATGGTAAATATCTTTTTGAATTATTAGAGGCGCATAATGAATATATTAGTAATTGGTAAGGGTTGGACTGGTAACAAGGTTTACAAGGAACTTGTTGATCGTAAGCATAATGTCGCGTTCATCTCACATCATGAAGTTGATGGTGCTTTGAGAGAATATCCGTCATTTGATTGGGCGATTAATTGCGCTGGAGTTACTGGCGCACCTAATGTCGATGCTTGCGAGTTTGATAAAGAAAATACCTATATGGGGAATACTGTATTTCCGATCGTACTCTACGAAAAGTTAAAAAATACTTTAACCAAACTCGCCCATTTTTCCAGTGGATGCATTTATGTTGGCGATATTCAAGGATCCTATGCTGAACCAAACTTCTTCGGTAGTACCTACTCGATTTCTAAGGGAATCTCGGATATGTACTTAAAAGATCGGGCGATGGTATTCCGTATTCGTATGCCATTTACTGGTGTAAATGAAAAGAAAAACTATCTCACCAAGGTCTACAATTATGCTAAGAATGCTAAACTAATTGATGCTGGACAAAACAGTCTTACTGATATAGATGAGGCAGTTTCTGTCGCTTGTGATTTAATGGAAGAGAATGCTCCACTGGGACCGTATAACCTAGTCAACGAAGGTTCGGTAAATATGCACGAGGTTGTTGAAATTATGGGTATTACTCCAGAGTGGTTCACTCCAGAAGAGTTCCGAGCAGCGACTGCAGCTGGACGTTCTACCTGTACAATTCCTGGAACTGGTAGAATGAGACCAATTAAAGAGGCACTTGCAGCTGCCGTAACTAAAATGAAATTGACCTAAATAGAAAATAATATTTTGTTTTATTTTCGGGGCATCGATGCACACATTTAAGCGATACTTGCAAGAAAAACATCTAGAAAATCATACAAATCACTTCATAAATTACGCATGCCAACACTTAGGCATCGATGCTCCACCACAGGTTTCTTTAGTCGATGATAAAGCTCACGCTAAAGAAAATAAAAGTTTCGGCGGCTATATGCCAGCCAATCGCACAATTAGAGTTAATTCTGCAGGTAGACATACTGCAGATATCCTAAGAACTCTAGCTCACGAACTAGTACACCACAAACAAAATCTTGATGGTCGTTTGAACGATGTTGCCTCTGCTGGCGAAACAGGTAGCGACATCGAGAATGAAGCCAATTCTGTTGCTGGCGTTATTATGAGAAACTACGCAAGAATCAATCCTGCGATCTTTGAAGAAGCTCAGGTGGGTCATCCTCCAGGACATCTCCATATCTTCGACGTAGACGATACTCTATTCCACACATCTGCGAAAATTGGTGTAATGAAAGGTGGTAAAAGAGTTAGATCTCTTACCAACCAAGAATACAATAACTATAAGTGGAGCAAAGACGAAGAGCCTGACTATAGTGAGTTTAGAAGTGCCAAGAAGTTCAGCCAAGAATCTGTTCCTGTTCATGGAATTATCGCTAAATTTAAAGCGATACATAAGAACATAGAAGGTATGCCTAACCATAGAGTTGTAATCAATACTGCAAGAGCAGACTTTGACGACAAGCATGAGTTTTTACATACCTTCCGTAAGCATGGAATTGATATAGACCATTCCCATGTATATCGCGCTGGAAACGATAACCAACCTGGAAGCGTGGGTGAAAAGAAGGCTAGAATTATAAGAAAGCAACTTGCTTCTGGAAGACACAATCAAGTTTCTTTGTATGATGATAGCATGCACAATCTCCACCACTTCTTGGCTTTGAAGAAAGAATTTCCTCATATTAAGTTCCACGCGCATCATGTTCAACCTAATGGTTCTACAAAGAAGATAAAGGATCTATGATGCAAGTTCTGTTTTCGCAATTTTCAAAGACATTAAGAGAAGAAACTGCTGGTCAAGAAAGCAAACTCAAGCACATCCACCACACAGAAGAATTGATGGTTCATGATGGTGAGCCAGGATTTCACCATTCTTTAGATGCGTTACATCACGCTCATGAGTTCTTAACCACAGGTCATAGCGAAGCCAATATTACAACAAAGTATGATGGTTCACCAAGTGTAATTTTTGGTCATCACCCAACAACAGGTAAGTTCTTTGTTGCAACAAAGTCTGCTTTTAATGAAGCTCCCAAAATTAATTATACCCCAGAAGATGTAGATAAGAACCATGGGCATGCTCCAGGTCTTGCAGTAAAGTTAAAGCAAGCATTACGTCATCTTCCTAAAGTTGCTCCTAAACACGGAACATATCAAGGAGATATAATGTATGGTGAAGGAGATGTTATCACTAATAATGGACAACACCACTTTACACCAAACACCATAACATATTCTGCTGATGAAGATTCTCCTGAAGGCGAAAAGATAGCCAAATCAAAGTTTGGAATCGTCGTACATACAAAGTATAATAATTCTATTTTCTCACCAAAAAGTGGAACTGGAATTTCTTTCAATCCAGATACCCACAATTTTAATCATCACCCAGATGTAAACCTAATAGACCATAAAGTAGATAATACTTTCCTTGGTCACACTCCACATAATGAGATAATGTATCAGAATAATATTTCTGCTGCAAAAAGAGCCTATAAAGAAGCACCACACGATACATTTAATGCCATAGAGCCACATAAAGAACATATTGCAACATATGTAAATGATACTGTTAAGAATGAATCAGAACCTTCTGTTTCTGGATACAAGAATTTTTTGCGTTATAAGTATGGTAAGTCTATTGATAAGCTTAAGAGAATGCAGTCGAAGTTCGGTAAACAAAAAGAACTAGACGCACATATCCAAAACGTAGAAGAGAATAACCCACAGCTTGAATCTTTCTTTAAGATCCATAACCACGTACAAAAAGCAAAAAATGCTTTAGTTGATTCTCTTTCTCGTTCCCAAACTAAGTTCAATCATAGTGTTGGGGGAACTCCGACAAACGCAGAGGGGTTTGTTATTCAGAACAAGGGCATTTTATCTAAGCTTGTTAACCGTAAGGAATTCTCTAGATTGAATTTCTTAAAATCAAAGAATAGATAAATAATATTAGGTCTTAACCCCAAAGTGTGGGAAAATAATGTCAAAGCACGCAGTTTTTACTTTCGGAAGAATGAATCCACCTACGACTGGTCACAAGAAACTAGTCGACAAGGTTGTGCAACACGCACACGAACATGGCGCTGAACATTATGTTTTCCCATCGCACACTCAAGAAGCCAAGAAGAATCCACTACACCACGAACAAAAGGTCAGCTTTCTTCGTAAATTCTTCCCAAAGGCAAATGTTGTAAGCCACCCAGACGTAAAGACACCTATTGATGCAATGAAGCATTTAGCCGCAAAGGGTCATAAAGAAGTTACGATGGTTGTTGGCTCTGATAGAGTGGACGAATTCCACAAATTATTGCATAAGCAAAATGGAAAAGACTATCACTTCCATAAGATTAATGTAGTATCCGCAGGTCATCGTGACCCTGACGCAGAAGGTGCTGAAGGTATGTCTGCATCCAAGATGAGAGACCACGCCAAGAATAATAATTTCTCAGAATTTTCTAAAGGTGTGCCTAACAAATCACATGCTAAGAGCCTTTTCCATGCAGTAAGAAAGGGAATGCATGTTGAAAACCATGTACCAAACTTTAAGGCATTGTTCCTAGTTGGTGGTCCAGGAAGTGGTAAGGACTTCTTAATCCATTCAGTATTGGGCGAGTCTAATCTAAAAGAAGTCTCTCTAGAAAAGTTGTTTAAGTCAATTCTAGAGCAAACCGATATGCAAGAATTGAATGACTTTCCTTCCATTATTGTAAATGGTAATGCTGACAATAAAGATAAAATTATTGTTGCAAAAGCAATCCTTGAATCAATGGGTTATGATACTGCAATGATTTACGTTCATACTTCTGAAGAAGAATCAAAGAAGAGAAACGACCTAAGAATCATGAAGGGTGCTAAGACCTTTAATGAAAGTGTTCGTTTAAGAAAGTATAATAATTCAGTAACAAATATGCACGCATATGTTGATATGTTTGAGGGTTTCGTACTATACGATAACTCTAATAACATACTATCAGTTAATGAAGATAAGAAGAAAGAAATTGCTAATTGGCTAATTGAACTATCTGAAACAGTCGATGGTTTCCTAGTGAAGAAGCCAAGCAATTCTGCCGCATTGAAGTGGATGAATGAGAGAGTTCTGGAGGTTGGTACAAAATCAACAGCAGACTTTATTCGTGCCTTAACACCAGGACAGGAAAAATCCAATGTGGTACGAACTTACTCAGAAGCTGATAGAGCTATCAAGAAAGCTACTTGCAAATCTTGCACTGGAAAATGTAGTTGTGGGGATGTGTCCGGTGGAACTGCAGTGGCAGGTTTTAATTCTGCTGAGAGAACAATCGCGGAAATAAAAGTAATTAAGAAACAATCAATACCACCAGGCGACTATGGTAACACAAAGAGTGTTGCATTAGGTTCTACTGGTGTAGCAAGTCTTCCAATTGGGTCTCCGATCTATAATGAAGATAAGCCAGTAACAAAGAAAAAGAAATTCCAAACAACACCTGGTTTAGCGATGCAGGGTGATGTGGCTAATTTTGGAAATCCATCAGCAGCATCTATTACCACATATAGAGCAGAATCAACTTTGGTTCGTGACTTTACTAAAAAATTAAAGGGAAATTAAAATGAGTTACTCACTAAGCGACAAGCGCACAAAGAATGTGGCTGAAGCAGTAAGAAAGGTGATGGGTCTAACAAACTTGAAAGAGAATGTTAGCATGGAACTCGTCACTCAAATGAAGAAAATTCTTGCTGATGGCTATGTGTTCTACTTCAAGGCTCACACATTCCACTGGAATGTTGAAGGTTCTAATTTCCCACAGTATCACGAATTCTTCTCAGAGATCTACGAAGAAGTTTTTGGTAATCTAGATCCTATCGCTGAACAGATTCGTGCTCTTGGTGCGTATGCTCCAACTGCACTTTCACAATTACTATCAATGACTTCTCTAACAGAAGCTGCAGGTGTCGTTGCACCACAGCAAATGATTAACGATCTACTATCAGATAATGAAAAGGTTATTCAAGGTTTAATTACAGGTTACAGATTAGCTGAATCTGCAAATGAGCCAGGTCTCTCAAATTTTCTACAAGATTTAGTTGATAAACACAAAAAACTAAGTTGGAAACTTACTTCTACAGGAAAGGGTATCTAAGATGTCAAACACTCTAAGCGACAAAACAAATAAATCAATTGCTGATATTGCTAATAAGATTATGCAAGAACAGCCAACTAAGATGCGCGATTTCTCAGATACCAAGCCTATCGAAAGCGATATGGTTCAGAGAGTTATGAACCTCAAGGTTCCTAACCACTTTGTAAAAGAAGATGCAGAACAGCTTGATGAACTTTCGAAGAAGACTCTAAGTAGTTATGTGGGAAAGGCATATTGGGACCAAGGCAAAAGAGTGTCAAAAGCTGGACAAGCTTATGGCTATATTGCAGGAACAGAGCGCAGAAAGGCAACCCACGGAGAAATTAGTAATGCAATAGGTGGTAAGAAAGAAGTGCGTAGAGATAAATCTCGCGATAAGGGTGTAGAAAGAGCATTATCAAGATTAGCCAAAGAAGAAGCCGAGCAGATTGATGAAATTAGCGATAGTTTATTGCGTCGCGCAAAAAACAAAGCCGACTATAATAAGATGAATACGAATGATAGTGCTACTTTTATGAAAAATCAAGACCATGAAGACAATCTTAGTGATGCTGAAGACAAAAGATCTGCAAGAAGACGACGTTTAGGTATACCTGACGATCCTCGCCCTGCAGCTGCGCCTAAGAAAAAATTAAATTTTGTTCAACGAATGATTAAGAATCATAAGGATGAAAAAGAAGCTGGCGAGCGTCTAAAAAGATATGTTCGCGGCGTGAATAACGAAGAAGTCGAGCAGATTGACGAGGCTCTTGACCATGAGGTAAACAATTACGCTAAACATATGCTTAATGCCCATTCGGCTGATGATTTACATGTCGGCAATGAGCATAGAGATATGGCGCACCAAACACTTAAGCATATAGAAAAGCATTATGGACCTGTAGGTGTTCGTTGGGCTGAGGCTCGTGCTGGTGAACATATCGAAAAACATAATTCCGAACATCGTGATGCAGAAAAGGCTAGCATTATGAAGAGATATAAGCCAACACCTCCTGGTGCAAAGGTTTATCAATATCCTAAGAGTGAAGTTAAGGAAACTGCTGAGCAGATTAATGAAGGAAGATTCGGTAAGGCTATTGATCGATCGAAACTAAGTGCAGCTGCAAGAGCTCGTCTAGAAGCCCGTGATAAGAAGGCAGGAAAGGAAGCTCCGAAGGCAGAACCAGCCCCAACTTCTGCAGCAGTAGGAAAGAGAGCAGGTAGAGCAGCACCAAAGGCAAAAGAATCGCCAATGGCAGCTCTAGCTCAAAGCTTTGGTGCAAAAAAGAAAACAGCAAAGGTTGAACCAGAAAAGGTAGAAACCCCAGCACAGAAAGTACGTCGCCAGAATATAGAGCGTCAGAAAGAATACTATGCTAAGGGTGGAAGCCGTAGCGGTATGAATGTTGGTTCTGGTGGTCGTACAAGTATCACTGGTCACAACACAAGCACTGCTGGTGGTGCCGTGAATGCTGTTAAGTCTCAGGGTAGAATTAAGACAGGTGGATTGCACAGTATTGCTGTTGATGAAGATCTAAAGGGCAATCAAACAGCACTAGACGTTGCAAAGCCATATGGTAAACTAACAGCGCAAGACTTTAAAGCACTACGCGCCAAGCACAAGAAGGGAAACTGAAATGAGCGAAATAAAGATCGGAGATAAGGTTGTAGGCATAAGAGGCTCAGCCAGAGTAACCGGAACTGTAATGAACATCAAGGAAGGGCATGTGCATATCAAGGCACCTGTCTGTGGTGTTTATGCGCCACTCATAAGCATTGTTCCTATTCAAAAAGTCACGAAGCTTAATGAAGGTGCGATGAAGCGTAAGGCTGAAGCAGAAGATGATGGTGGAATGAGCGATTATATGCATCATGCTCAATCATCAGTTCCGTTTGATAATGCAAAACCAGCAAAGCCACATCAAGACAAGTTTGGCAATAAGATTAAAATTGGTAATGTTGCTAAAAATCTTGCTAAGCAGGGAATGAGTGGTGTAAAGAAAGAAGAAGTCGAGCAGGTTGATGAGGTAAATGCTCGTCACAGCCTAGAAGCTGCTCAAGCTGCATTAACTCCAACAGCAAGACGCATCAAAGATGCTCTAAGCAAGACAAACCGTGCTAAATCAAATACTAATAAGTACGCTCGTCGTATTTCTAAGATTAGTCCTGAGTATAAGCCAAATGATGTCAAAGATCATCTTAGAAGCATGGGTGAAGACCTCAACTATCGTAGAGTTTATGAGCCAACTTCTGCGCAAGCACTAAATCCTGGACTACAAAAAAGAATTGATGATGCCAGCAATGCTCAGAAACCTCCTCCTGCAGGAAGACGCCCTATTGGTAAAATCAAACTCATGACTAGAAAGGAAGAAGTCGAGCTTGATGAGTGGCGCCATAGTGAAGTTGAAAGACAGGCAAAGCGCATTAGTAAAGGTATGTCTAGCGATGAAGCCACAGCTAGAATGAAAGCTACTCGTGAAAAAGAAGAAGCTGCTAGAAGAGCAAAAAGAGCTGCTAGCAAAACAGTTAAAGAAGGATATAAAGGTCGCAAAGCTTTCGGAAGTGCTTATGACAAGACACACGATCCATTCCAAGACTCAAAGCGCGCATTCAAGAGCCGTGAATTAGAACACGAACTAGCTCATGAGACTCCATCAGGACCAGCGCACCACGACCAAACTCCACATGATGTTCATATCGACGGTAAGAAGTGGAAGACATTCGGTTCTGCTGGTCATGCACACAACGTGGCAAACAAGCTAAGTATCTCTGGTAAGAAAGCATCAGTGCACAAGACACCAATCGCTGAAATGGCACCTCCTGGATGGGAAGGAACTGTTAAGGCAATGAAGAAGCATTCTGAGATCGACAATCCATTTGCACTAGCATGGTGGATGAAGAGAAAGGGTGCAAAGAGCCATAAGGGTGAGAAATGAAATTTAAGACATTCATCGACGAAGCAACTCGTAAGCCTGAACACACTCACGCAGTAACTCGTGGTGGGAATGTTGTAAGTTATCACACAAGCTCAAAGTCTGCCCATAAAAAGGCAGACTCGCTCGACAACCAGTATGGATCGACAGTTCATAGCGTTAAGTTACTAAAATCTGCAATTTCTGAAATGATTCCTTATGCGCTAAGTGCTGCTAATGCTAATGCAGAACATGAGCGTGCAAGAAAGGCAAAGAAAGAAGAAGAAAAGCGTAACGCAAAAGATCAACTAGACAAAGATTCAGAAGATAACAGCAATCCATTTGCTAGCATGAAGTCTGTTAAAGAAAGCCATGTTAAGGTCGGTCAACGTGTGAAGTTTAATGAGCCTGTTGCTGGAACAACCAGACACACTCGCAAACCAATGTCATTTGATGGTGGTAAAGTTGTGCAGGTAACTCCAACTGGTGCAATGGTCAGACCACAAGCATGGCACGGTGATGAAGGTCTTGATGTTCATGTTCCTCATAAAAATATAAAAGAAGAAGCGATCGTTGAAGGTGGCAACTACGGCAAGCCCTACAATAATGATGCAGATTTAAAGTCTAAGTCAAATAAAGAATTGCAAAGTCTGCATGATTTTTGGAAAACTCGTATTGAGAAAGATCCTAATCACAGCAGAGCAAAAGGTCAACTTACAAAGATAAAAGCGATTCTTGCTGGAAAAATTGGTAGGAAGACGAACGAAGAAGTCGATCAGATTGATGAAGCATATGACGTCAATACACACGCTGAAAAAATTCACAAGAGAGTTACAAATCCTAGAAATTTAGATAGAATTAATACATTCGCAGAAATTAAGAAGGCATATACAGCTGGTCGTGGTAAAAGAGGCTTACCATTATTTCATTCTGACGTTAAAAGAATTCCTGGTTACTCTCTTGTCGATTCCAACGCTAACGGAAAATCTCCAAATGTATCTAGAATCGCAAGGGGTCTTTTAGCAGCACATAACGCTGGCAAAAAGAGCATGAAAGAAGAAGTCGAACAGATTGATGAACTAAAGAAGTCTACACTTGGTAAATATATTAAAAAATCTGCTGAAGACAAGGCAGACCGCCAGTCATATGACGATTATCCTGATTATAGCAGAGACATTGAGGATAATGAGAGAAGGTTGAACAAGCGTACTAGAGGCATTGATACTGCTGTTAACAAACTCGCAAAAGAAGAAGTCGAGCTTGATGAAGCCAAAGATAAGGGTGAGTACGACTATGAAGGTGATATGGCAATGTCGCAGCTTAAGAGCGTAATTGCAAATGCCCAAAAGCTTCATGACATGCTCAAGCCAGATACAAATCTTCCTGAGTGGGTACAGAGCAAGATTACTCTTGCCGAAGACTATATCGTAACTGCTACTAACTACATGGACGGTGAGCTTAACGAAGGTTTAGTCTCTGCCATAAAGAGAGCTTTTACGCCTAAGCCAAAAGAAGATCAGGTTGCGAAATTTAAAAAATTATCAAAGGAAAGAACTCAGCAAAATCTAGGTGATGCTGCTAGAAGAAAGCCAAAGCAATATAGTGTTCGTCTTCCAGATGCTGGCAGAAAACCAGACTCAAGAAGTGAATATGATGCTAATCGTGAAATGACTAAAGAAAATTACGCGATTGCAGCAAAGCAATCTCAGTCATTTAAGACTTTCCGTGGTGGTGTTAAGGGAAAGGGTACTGGATCAAGAAGAACTCAGACCAATCAAGTCGCTGACCATGTGAAGATCTATAAGGAATCGAAAAATGATTGACCAAGATGATGCAGTAGATGTAATAAATTCCCATTTCGATGAACTCGTTAATGGAAAATTCTCTACTGCATACCTTGTGGTGCAAACAGTTCGTGGAATTCTAGAACGTTTCGGCGTTATTCTTCCTGAGCTGCACCCAACAGGCTTTGATGAGCAGATCGTATACAAAGCAGACGATGATTTGTATCTTTGCATTATGATTGATCAAGATGATAAGGGGCACTATGATGCCTATGCTCAATTCGTTGATAGTGATGGTTTAGATGATGTTTTAAATATGGATATTGAAACTGATGAAGTCGAACAAAGACAATTAGTATCACCATACTTGAGACAAGTTCGTCGCTCAGCAGACGATTAATCTATGTTTGATGACTTAAATGATAACAATTTTATGCTGTATGCTGCGAAAGTTTATGATAAACCAAATGCAGTAATGAGTGAATTTGAAGAAGACATAAACAGAATCCTCTACATTAAAAGATTGCTGACCAAGTATGATACAAGTGGTGTTCTTAAAGAACGACTCATACTAAACCATCTTGTAATTCTTTACAATGTGTTTGGAGTTGAGGCAGCAACTAGAATTCTCTTCTTTAAACTAGATGAGAAAGATTATAAAATACTCAAACCTTTCTTAATGTTCTTAAACTTTCTTCCTAAGATTGTTTATGGGATAAAAGGCGAGAACATAATAACGAATGATATTCAACTAGATACAGGTGCAATAGAATGTCTCAGAAATCTAAAGTAGCAGAAGATGCCACAATGAGTGTTGGGGGTGGATCAGTTCCTTCTCTAACCAACCCAACAGATGCCTATGCTCTGCAAGTAAATCGATATAAGAAAAACATGACAAAAATGCTAAGAAGAAGGAAGCCAAAACTATGACATCCTTAACGAAAGAACAACTACTTGAAATTTTACCTAACGCTAAGAATACAAAACTAGGTTTAGATGCTCTAGTTGAGCAACTCAATGTTGCCCTAGCATCACTAACTGATGAGACTAATTTTGCAAATCGTAACAGACAAGCGGCATTTATTTCTCAGTGTGGTCATGAATCCGGTAACTTCTGCGCTGTCGTAGAGAACTTAAACTATGGTGCTGCAGGTCTAGCAGGAAC